AGCGCTTCAACGTCCACAAATTGTCCACGCCTGCCAGAATTGCCACTACGACGTAGTGTCTGCAAGCTTCCTTCCCAGGGCCATCGCCTCCTCAAGAACATCTGCAGCATCCTTGAAGTCTTCAGCTTCCGGATCCCCGTCACACAGCACGCCGCCTTCGGTGATGTCAGCTCTCACGCTGTCAATCAGCTGATAAAAGCGAACGACCATCCGCGCCTCCTCGGCACTCAGAGATCCCAACCGGTTCACGTTCGACTGATACACCCTGTTGTAGTGCTCGCCTACTGGCACAGCATATTGGCGATCCTCACGGGGTATGGCCTCGAGCTGCTCCGGTACGAGCTTTGACAGGAACTCTTCCGCTTCACGCAAATCACGCAGATAACCCCTAATTTCCACAATTTCCACAAGTGCCGAAACTTCAGCCAGAAGCGCTGCACGCACACTTCTCCGCTCGCTTTCTGCTTGCCTGCGCCATACCCAATAAGGCCCGCTAGCAGCGGTGACCCCGGTTACCAACGCGACCAGGACTGTCGTCCAGTCAACCTGCCCTGCCAACTCCATCAGAGTTGCCATCTATTTCTCCGGGTTTTTGCGCCGTTGCCAGCGGGTTTAGATTGACCACCTCAGCCAAGTGCCCTGGGCTGAAGTGGCGTATTTCATGGTCATGGCCAACGAGGCGTGGCCGAGGACGCGCTGCAGGGTGAGGATGTCGCCGCCGTTCATCATGTAGTGGCTGGCGAAGGTGTGGCGGAGCACGTGGGTCATCTGGCCGTCTGGCAGCTCGATGCCCACCGACTCGATCGATTCGGCGAATTTCTTGTAGCAGTCCCCAAAGGGCAGCAATGCCTTGATCTGCTTCTGCAGCGCCGCGCTGATCGGTACCACCCTGCTTTTAGATGACTTGGTCCGGACGAAGTGGATCCGGCCGCCACGCACCTGCAGGGCGGTCAGGCTTTCCGCCTCCGACCAACGTGCACCGGTCGCCAGGCAGATCCGCGTCACCATCCCCGCAGCGGGCGACCGTGCGTCCAGGTCCGCAAGCAGCGGCGGGATTTGTTCGGGATCCAGGAACGCCATTTCCGTTTCGTCGAACTTCAGGGCCCGCACCTTGGCCAGCGGGTTTTCCCCCTTCCACTCGCCCAAGCGATCCAGCTCGTTGAACACCGCTCGCAGGTAGGCCAGTTCGTGGTTCAGGGTGTTGGCGCTGACTGGCTTGGCCTCCTCGCCCTTCTTCCGGCCATTACCTGGCGCAGTGCGACCATGCTTGCCGGCCAGGCGGTCGGCGCGGTATTGGGTGAAGTGACTGGTGTTGAAATCGGCGGCACGTGGATCGCCCATGCGTTCGGCCATGGCGACCAGCGCCCGCTGGCGTTCCTCGCCGCTCTTAAGGCTGCAGCCGTGGGACTTGAACCAGGTGTCGATCAGCGTGCTCAGGCGGCGCTCGTCGCGCTTGGGCTTCTTCTCGAATACGCCCCTGGCACCGTCGCCCATGATGCGGTTCTGGTAGTGCAGCGCTTCGTTCTTGCTGCGGAACTTCTTGCGGATCCGCGGGCCGTTGCGCCCCTCGGGTCGGCAATCGACCTCATAACGCCCGTCCTCGAGCTTCTTGATCGACATGCTTACTTCCGCAAGCCGAACAGCTTGAGAAAGGTCGAAATCTCCCCGGTCTCGGTATCGACCACCTTGCGGCCTTTGATCCGGTCTACGCGAAAGGTGCGAGGCTCGTCCCGCAGGTGGCAATGACCTCGGAAATAGGTCTGTCCAACGGTAGAGCCCAGCGCTACTACCTGATGAACCGTTACTTCCCGATCCGACTTCCCACCTTGGAAGTCACCGTAGGCAAAGCGGATTGCCTTACTACCCTTCCAAACCACCTTACCGTCAGCGAGAAGATCGTCGTCATCATCAACGAACTCATTCGACGCCACTTGGTGAGGCTGCTGATCAGCATCCCGCTCGGCTCTGTAGGCCTTCAACGTCTCGGAAAACCAGCCCACCAGGGCTACTACGTAAAAGAAGCCCGTCACGCCCCAAGCCCAGCCAGCCCAATCAAAAAACCAGAGGAAAGGCACTGCCAAGACGGTCAGGCCGAGCAGCAAATCCTTCAGTGGCGGAGATCCAGTTTTCACTGAACACCTCCCGTCGCTTCCGACAACGGACTTACCTGGCCGCACTCAGGCGCGGTATCACCCGTCATCAGCCAGAGCGTGTATTTCTTGAATCGAGGGTGATTGCAGATCTTCACTAGCGGCGGAGCCCCGACCTCTGAAAAGCCCGCTTCATATTTTTTTACCGAACTCAGGCTGAAGCCTAGGACTTCGCAAAATTCTGCCTGCGTTAGCCCTTCCCTTGCCCGCATCGCCTTCAGCTTCTCTGCAAAATTCAAATCCCTCTCCCCTTGACAGGTTCCATGCATTGAACCAACAATGGTTCCATGTATTGAACTTTGATCCCCAATAAACCTAGAGAGGTTATCAGAATGCAGATTGCCATCGACACGCCATATGTGACCGTAGGGGAGTTCGCCAAGCGCTCCGGTCAGTCCGATTCGGCCATTCGCCGTGAGATCGAGATGGGCCGCTACCTGATCCGGCCCAAAGTGGAAGGCTCGAAGTCCGCCGTCTTGATCAACATGGTGCATATGGCCCTGGAAGCAGCCGAGCAGGCCGAGCGCGTGCGCCAGGCGAGCGAGTCCAACCGCTCAGCTCAGTGCTAAAGGGCTCTCTCATGAAGTTCGAGGAGATATATCACCGGGATGTCGTGCACGCCCTTGAGCACGACCGGGAGCTGGATTTCGAGTCCATCACCGATGCCTACCTGCAGAAGGGCCTGTGCCCGAGCTGCGGCAAGCGCAAGCTGTTTATCAGCCGGAAGAAGCCCTTCCAGCTCAAGTGCAACCGCGACAACGAGTGCCAGTTCGAGCAGAAGACGCGCGAGCGCTACGCCCACCTTTTCGAGAATCTGAGCGAGCGCTTCCCGAAGACGGAGACGAACCCGAACGCCACCGCCGACGCTTATCTGCAACGCAACCGTGGCTTCGACACCAGCAAGCTGAAGGGCTGGTACACCCAGGCCCGGCGCAAGCTTAAAAACGGTGAATGGGCGGACACGGTGCGCTTCCCGCTGTGCGACGGCTACTGGGAGCGGATCATCGACGCCACGGCCGTGGCCGCCAACGAGGGCGACAAGGCTGGCATCAAGTACGGCATGAACTACAAGGGCCAGGGTTGGA